ACTATACTTTCCTACTAATGAAGAATTAGAATTTTCACCAATATCTAACAAAACCTCTAAGTCCATAGTTGAAGGTAGGTTTTGCATATTAATAGATTTAAATGCACCTGCAATATTATAATCTATATTGCCTTTCATATTACTACGCATTGTAGAATAAATACCAGACAAAAGACGTTTAAATCCTGTCTCAGCAAATCTACGAGCAATATGCTGAATGCGTTTTTGTGCAGCAGACTGAACCGCTGATAGTTTTTGCTCAGAGTTTCCTGACACATATAGTGTATCATTAAGACCTTGAGCAGCCTTAGACATACCAGTAGCTTGTTCTTTAATCATTTGCAGATGTTCAAGCAACGGTACTGTGCCTGTTGAGATTGTCTCAGGTGGCAACTGTTGAACAGCACCTACAGGGCTACCATTGGTTGGTATAATTTGTTTAGGCTTCATGTTTTGCAATGCAGAGAAGTCTACCACATTAGGATCAGCCAGTTTTGGCGAATAGTTAGTGAGGTATGTGTTCTCTACAAAGCCACGTAGGATGGCGGTCGATGCCAGTGTAGAACTACGTGTAAAATCTGCCATTGATAAACCATAAAATTCAAATGGAATATCAATAGGAACAATAGAAGCCATTGGGACTTCATCACAATCTTCTTCATATAAGATGTGAGAACCCGCTATAATAAAATGTTTTAACTCTGCAATACCATCACCATCACGGTCAACATGCATCCAGCATTCTGTAACAGCTACTTCACGATTAGCTTCTAGTGGTGTGGTTTCTTGCTGCAAAGATCCTTGAGTATACTCTTGTCCTGTAACTTGTTTACGTGCTGCAATATCTTGAGAGTATTTTAAACTACCTGACCATGTATCATCACCAAGTTCATCCCAGGCATCAATACTATCAGCCATTTCAGGATAATATTTACGGATCTCTGAACGTGTCATTTCTGTCTGCATACCAACAAAAGCTGCATCAGTTATACAAGTAGCATCTCTTGATATACGAAAGTTTTCTGGTGGAACCAGTTCTATTTTAACACGAGACTTATTAATACGTTTACGAATACGAACATCAACATACATAAGTTCTACTTCTTGAGAAAATTCTTCTGGTTGGTTTTCAAATTCTAAGTCACCAACAATTTCAACATTATCTTCTGATAACAGTTTATCAAGATTTGGTTGACTAATCTTTTCGTATTCTTCAAATACGTAATCATAATCTTCAACATATCCCCAACGACACACAGCATTTTTCCATAGCAATGCTGCTTTCATCCATTGTTGAATAAGTTCCCATCCATTATTCTTTTTAAACAAACAGTAGTTAGTTATATCAGAAGCATCCTTAGCAGCTTGAATTGCTGCAGGAGAACTATCCCACGGCATAAACCTTGCTAACCTTTTATTTGTAAGAAATAAATCAGACAAAACTGCTGTGTATGCTTCGACTACTTCTGTTGTAGAAGTGTCTACAATTGTACTAACACCCTGGGGTGATAAATGATAGTCAGCCACTCCAGCATATTCATAAGTGGCTTTTAATCTTTCTCTTGCTAGTTCAGATGAATTTAACCAATCGCCTGTAGAGTTCTGTACACCAGACTCTATCATGCTAATCAGTTGTTCATCACTAACAACCTCTTTGTATCCTTCGGGTTCCATTACCGTTTCCCTCCAGTACCTGAATAAATAGGTTTAGCTTTTTCTAAAGCCTTTAGATCATAGGAACCAGCTTTGGGTAATGTAGCTTGGGGTTTCTTAGGTGTTTTTTGTTTATGTGTTTCTTGTACAAATCTAGACATTTACCACTCCTGGGTTTACGTTCTATGTCGTTTTACTTTGTTCGCAACCTTTTTAGGTTGTTTACTAAATTGTTTTCCTGCTTTTGTAGCTTTTCTCTTAGCCCTAGTGGTAGCAGCGTGTTCTGCTGGCGTAAGACTAGCCACAGCTGAAGCTGGCATATAACGCTCTCCAGTAGCCAACGGGCCTTGTGTAGAGGGTTTACCACTTTTGGTTCGCCACTTCTGAGAGGTCCATTTGCTTAGGCTCTTTTGTGACGGTCTTTTTGCCATTAGTCTCTATAGCCTCCACCTTTCGCTTTATATTGTTTAGCAAGCATTTGAGCTTTTCTTGCCGACCATTGGCCTGGACGACCTCCTTTACTACCCGCTTTAATTCTGTTAAACAAGTTTTTACGCATTGTCGGTTTTGTGTAGTTACCTGCCGCATTTACAGCCATCCTTTACCTCCGTAATATATATGTCAATCATTTCTAATTTTTCATGCCATTTAGCTATATGACTTAACTCAGTTTCAATAGCATCAACAATATCACTATGCTCACCAATACCAACAGGGTTATCTAAGTAAACCTCAATGTTTGCCACGTGCTTAGCCACATGACCCTCTGCGTGTTTACGAACAGCTTCTAGCAATTTATCCTCCATCATTACCATTTTACTTTATTTGCCCAATAAGCTGCGCTTAGTGGACCTCTTGCTATATTTTTTGCATGTCTTGCTTTAAATGATTTACGTTTCATTTTCATACGCCTAGACTCACCAGCTTTTGGTTTACCTGCAGTACTCGCACCTTTTTCACCAAATCGTATTAGCTTTTCTTTCCCGCCCGATCTTGCAAGGACTGCGTGGGATTTTTTGGGGTGGTTAGGGGTTCGCTTTGGTTTATTGTAACCAGAGAAACGTTCTCCTGACTTTTCAATTGACATAGCAATTCTCCATTAATATAACGAACACTATTCCACCACACAACAGGGCTTTTGTATTCTTTATGTTTTCTTTTTCTTTTGGGTTGCGTGTAAGGTATGTGTACCATTTTTTAACCCATCCAAATAATAATTTCTTATTTGATCAATTGTTCGTCCACATCCAATACAATATCGTCCCATTGCGTCTAGCTTACATACTTTTATACACGGGCTTTTCATTATGCTGCTTTACCTGTTTGAGCATCAACACCCATCCATTTAGACCACTCTGCATAATAATGACGCATTCCCACTTCATCATGGATAGTAGAGTTTTCATGTCTACCATGCAAGATATTGCGGGATTCAGTTCCTGGACGCATAGTTACACCTTGACCAGACACACCAATTAAGTCTTCGTGAAGGTTTCTTCCGAATGGACCCCAGATAGAGTTGTGATGGTTTATACGAGTCTTCCTATCTTCTGATGAGTCACTTTTAAGACCATAGCCCCTAAACTCAATAAGAACTTTGTTTGGTCCAAGAGGCGTAACACTGTCACTTCTATAAGCACTCCCCCTAAGATTAAAATTAAATCCAGGAAACAAATCAACCATATACCATTGATTGGGTGGAAGGTTAGGGAAACTAAGCTCTCCTCTATCCTCAAACCCATCGTACTCCTCGTAGTTGACTGTGAAGCTACTAACATTAACATGTCCATTATCGAATGGTATATTTTTTCTAGCAAAGTATTCATCGTTAAACCCCGATACACGATTAAAGTAGTGCATAAAGTCGTGGTAGAACTCGCTGTTTGTGTCGTGCCATAACTTGTAATTTGTATTTATAATTGCTTTGTGATAATGGAACACCTCTAATGGTTCAGCATCAATAGCATCAATAATACAATCGAATGCTCCATTTAACCATTCTTTTAATGATTGATCAGGGTTATCATTAAGAGTAGCCCATACCATACCACCATAACCTACTTCACTGTGTAGGCGATTACCAGTTATAATACCTACTGGTCCTGATACACCGTGAAGCCCTGTGTTTTTATATACATGAATACCATGTTTATTTTTTATTACAGCAATTGGTGTATGTGCAATTGTTGAAGTTCTATACCAGTTATCTTCGGGCAGTTCGCTTTCATGGCAAACAGGAACCCATACTTTAGAGAATATGCTTTCTAGTTCTTGACTGTATAAATCCCAGTCTGAGTATATCTTAGAATTTATGTATTCTATGTTAGGTTCTTTAACCCAATCTTTATGATTTCTAGGTGGCAAATTTATCTCCTATACGAGTTACTACTTCGCATTGATAATTTATAAAATTCCATCTTCCATCTTTAGGTAACTCTTCATGTAATATTTTAAATTCTATACAATCTTGTTTATTCTCAAACCACTGTATGCTTTGTTTTAAGCAAGCATCAATAGTGCAAGCAGTTAATAATAATGACCATATCATTACTTGTCCCCTTTATGTTCGTGTCCCATCCATATACCAAACACGCCTGTCATAACACCCATGACTACAGATACAAATGCAGACTGTGCGCCTGTTGGATCTTCTAAAGCCATGAACCATTCAGCGCACCGCCAACTCATCGCAGTAGAGACTAGCATCATAAGTCGTGGAAGTATTTTCCATTTAAGAAACTGTTCTACTGTTATTGGCATCTGCTTCTCCTATGCGACTTCTTTTTCAAGCATCTCCATTTCTTCACGTAATGCTTTAAGTCTACGTTTCTTTTGAATTTGTTCTCGTTCCTCTGGGGACACATGACGTTCTACATGCATACGTCCAATCCCATCGTGGTAGATGTCAATCTTATCACCTGATTTATAATCATCTTCCAAAGTCCAAGTTTTTTTAAATAATAACATAGCTTTCTCCTGTACTATTGTTAAAGGTAAGTGGTGGTATACCGCTGCGTACCACCGGACGCATGAGGACAACGCGGATCTCTTAGACCCTTAGGGTCTTTATGTTCTATAAGGGGTATATACTATATCCAATTTACTTCTGGTTGTTCTAGACCAGACATTTTTTGTTTCCATGAGACATTTGAAGTCCCCAACCTGTCCCAATGGGTACGTAAGACTTCGCAACCTATGGCTAATGCTATAACCGAATCATCATAACAGTTAGGTGCAGCCTCTGTTTTACCCGTATCCGTAGAAATGTAGTCTTTAAGTTCTTTAATTATCTGCACAGATGGTATAAGTATCTCTTCATTCTCTATTAGGTTTTTAAGATTAGCTATAATTGCTGGTTTTGTAGCAGATGTTGTTCTAAAACCCAATCGAACACCCTCTTCCGAGGACACATTAGCTATTTTTGTCTGTCTATACAGGTTTATGTAGCCTGTACTGTCTAGTTTCTGCAGGGTTGCAATGCCCATACTGTTAGATTCTACCGCTAATAGGGCATTATTGTAATAACGGCCTAAATAAAACAGAAGATCACCCCACATACTAGGGTCAATCTTGTTATTCCTATAGTGTGCTACAATCTCATACTTTTTATTTAACACAACAGCAGCAGAATAGTCCTGACCAACCCCCAGGGCTACATCAGCAGCAACCACATAGGGTTCATTCCAGTCAGGAAACTGATATATGTATAAAGAACCTTCTTTATTTTCATCAAACATCTTCGATGCAGGGTCCCACTCAGACCTTCTTTCATAAGATTGTGGAACTAGTGCGTCCAAACGCTCCAGGTTGAAGACGTTAGATCCTGACATAATAAACGCTTCGTCAGCTGTTGATGGGTACTCTTGTTTAAACTTGAGTTCTCCTCCTTCTGCAATTTTAAGTCTTCGCCAGTAGAGTTGTCCGTCTGTGAGGTTGTGTTTGTCTCGTAGTTTTTCTTCTTCAACTGTCAACTCCATGTTTTCTGGGGGTTCTCTAGTGTACTCTGGTGTTATATACCACGGCAGGAAGATAGGTAGGTATTCATTTTCCCCCATCTCAGCACCCTTCCAGAGCCTGTAGAACTCTCCTTGAGCACCATTGGCGGTAGACTCCAGGATAACCTCAGTACCGTCAGCCTGTGAGATACCTTGGAAAAGTCCTGCTAGGATCTTCTCATCATGTTGCCAGAAAGCAACCTCAGAGCAGTGTGCTATAGTCGGCGTAGTACCTCTTCCAGCTTCTGGAGAACCCGCTGTATAAAGTCTATAGGAAGCTGTAGCGTCTTTATCGCCCATAGCAGGACTGTTAATAATAATTTCTTTAGCATTACTACGTATTTCATTGGGTGCAAGATTTCCCTCCATGTTTCTAATAAGGTTTTTGGACATAGCAAATAGAGCATCTGATGTAGCCGAATCATGCGCCATGACAACTGATCTCGAATGGGGAGTATAATAACTCTTCCAGAAGACTCGTCCAGCGCAGTATGTAGATATCCCTTGTTGCCTAGCTTTGAGTATAATTGCTCTAACTTTACCAGTAGCATTCTTTTGTTCCTCTAGTTTTTCTGTAATTATCTGTTGAGCTTCATTAAACTTAAATGGAACAAACCCCCTGGATACGTCTTTAGTAACTATTTGTATTTGTTCTTCTGCAAACTTAGTAAAGTTATGTTCATAATCTTTGATTCTAGACCTTCTCTGCTTTTCTTTCAGCAGTTTAGATAGCTCTTTCTTGTTCATGTGTCTTGTGTCCTCTTGATTGTCCTTGAGTAAGCCTGATTAAAGTAACAATATATATGAGTACCCCGATTACTTTTGTACCCCCCATTGTAGCCCCAGACAAGCTGTGGCTTCTAAGTGGTACTAACAGTACACTCTCAGTCCTTAAAGGCTCTCAGTGGGCTTCTATGCGCCACTAAACGGTCTTTTAGTTTCTATAAGGGGTATATGGAACCCTTTACTAAGACTATTACCCGATTGAGAACACTGTTAGAGGTCTTAAAGAGTACCGAAGGGCGATAGCCAATTGTATATACCCCTTATAGAAACCTCTTTGGAATGTAACTCTATATACATATAAGTATTTATAAATACATAGAGTACTTAAAGTAACCATAGAGTCCTATAAGAGCCAAACACTCGTACCTCGGTTTGTCTTCACAATGCTAGTAATACTGCTAGTATGACAAAGGAGTCTCACATGACATACTATGTTGTCAATGGAGTCGTTTACTTCAACCATAAAGAAGCCCTAGCTGCTAAAGAGCGTTGAGTGTCCTTAGGGATACTCATCATCACTCAAAGATCTCAGAAAGGATCTGTCATGCATATCACTAAACATGCTAAAGCTCGCTTATCAGAGCGTGGTGGCACAGTACAGGATATCATCAACACTACCAACAACGGTGTCAAGATGGTCAACCGTACTGACCCCAACAAGTTCACATTCATTGACAACTCTACTGGTATGTATG